GGTTTGAGACCGATGTAGTAAATGAGGCCGTGTCGATTGACCTGTCGGCGGCTCAGGATGTGATCGTTACCGGTACCTACACTGAGGTGCTGTAATGCTAGCTTGGCTGATGAATATGGGATTTGCGGGAGGGCGGGCACCATTGGCAGGTCCCTACAAGGTCGCTGCCAAACAACTCTTCACCACAGGGGCTACGGCTGGCCAGGCGTTTCACACGGGGCAGGACGCTGGCCAGTCGTTTCATACAGGGGCCGAGGCAGGGCAGATAGGGGGCGATCGGTGACATGGGTGAAATGTACACACAAGAACAGATGGCCGCCGCCTTAGAGCGGACGAACGGCATGGTGTCGCTAGCGGCAAAGGTCGTCGGCTGCCATCGCGCGACGTTCTATCACGCCCTTGAACGGCACCCGGAACTCAAGGCGATCTGCCGCGAGACCCGGGAAGAAGGGCTGGACATCGCAGAGACGGCACTCCGCAAGAAGGTCCTGGAGGGCAACCTCGGGGCCATCTGCTTTATGCTGAAATGCCTCGGCAAACATCGCGGCTACGTCGAGAAGCAACAGATCGAAGTCACTGAAGGCGGCCAAACGCACGTAATAGAAACGATCGTCACGACACGGAAATCCATTGACCAAGCCGATTGAGATACAACTGCATCAGACGCAGGCCGACTTTCTTGACCGCACCTCCACAAAGGCGGGGTTCGTTGGTGGTCGCGGCGCGGGCAAGACGTTCATCGGGGCCTATGATCTGCTACGCCGGGCCCAACCGAACTGCACCTACATGGTAGCGTCGGTAACGTACGGCGCGACTCAAGACTTTGTGTTGCCTGCATTCTTCGAGATGGCCCGCAAGTTGAACTGTCTTGCCGGCTACAACAAATCCAGGCTGATCGCTACCCTTGGCAACGGTGCGACAGTGCGCTTTCGTACCGCAGAAGATCCAGAGAAGCTGCGGGGGCCCAACTTGTCGGGCATCTGGTTTGATGAGGCGAGTCAGATCAAGCGGGAGGCGTTCGAGATCGCGATTGCGTGCCTGCGTGAGCATGGTAAGATGGGGTGGATCTCGGCCACCTACACGCCCAAGGGCCGCACACACTGGACTTATGAGGTTTTTCACAAGAGCGACCGGGCGGAGGAATTTCACGCCACGACGCGAGACAATCCGTTCTTACCGCCAGAGTTCTACGATGAGGTTCGCCACGAATACAGCGGGCTCCGTGCGGAGCAAGAGCTAGAGGGCCGCTACGTCGACATCGAGGGGGCTGAGTGGCCGGCTGAGTTCTTTGCCGACGACATATGGTTTACTGACTGGCCGACTAAGTACGACGCCAAGACGGCTGCCCTGGACCCGTCGAAGGGCAAGGGGTCGAAGCATGGAGATTACTCCGCCTTCGTGAAGCTTATGCTGGCCGATGGCGTTTTGTATTGCGACGCTGACTTGGCCAATAATCGGCACGTTACGACGCTGGCCGATGTGGCCGTAGACATGCAGCTCGACTTTGGGGCCGATGCCTTTGGCGTTGAGACCAACCAGTTCCAAGAGCTGCTTGCCTTCGATATTCGCGACAAGGCAACGCGGCGCAATGTCTTTATGCCAATGAAAGAGATCGACAATCACATCAACAAGGAAGTGCGTATTCGCAGGTTGACGTACCTCTTGTCTATGCACACGCTGAAGTTTAAGGCACAATCAAAGGGTGCGGAAATGCTGGTCAACCAAATGCGAGACTTCCCGCTGGCCCAGCACGACGACGGGCCGGATGCATTGGAGATGGCTCACAGGTTAATGCAGGGCGTGATGCACGGCCGGAAGTTGTCGCAAGACCGGATAACGAATGTTTTCGGGGGGGGAGCGTAATGGGGCTATTGGACATCTTTCGGCAAACGCCGCAGACCGACCATCAGCGGGCCATGGAGTCGTTGCAACAGCGGCAACGCAAGGCCGAACAGAAGGTCATGGAAGCGACGGTCAATCTCGTCAACAATTGCGTCGATATGGACGAGCCATTTCGTGGACCTAACGGCGAGGTGTGGAATCCGGTCTGTTCGGCAAATAAAGACGGCGCCGCCACAAACATGGATACCGAGGAATGGCTCAACCGGGTGCGATGCACGACGCGAGTGCTTTGCGACACCAACGAGTTCGCCATCTGTGGCCACGAGAACCGAGTCAACTACATCGTCGGCACCGGGCACAAGTACACGGTAACGGCCAAGCCTGAGCTGAAGAAGGAAGTCCTCGACGAGACGATAGCGGCCGTGCAGGCGGTAGTCGATGCCTTCGTGAAGGACAATAAGTGGGGCAAGCGACAGCAAGAGATCCAAAAGCGAAAGGACCGCGACGGGGAGTGCTTCCTCCGGTTCTTTCAGGCCGAGACCGAGGTCGATGGTGAAGTAGCAGAGACGGCCCTGCGGATACGGTTCGTCGAGCCGGGGCAGGTATCGACGCCGCCTACCCGCACGGCGGAAACGAACGAGAGCTTTGGCATCATCACCGACCCGGAAGATGTCGAGACGGTCCTGGGCTACTGGATCGACGGCAACCTGATTGACGCCAAAGAGATTCAGCATCGCAAAGCGAACGTCGACAGCACGGTTAAGCGAGGCCTCCCGCTCTTCTATCCAGTCGAGCCGAACCTTCGACGGGTCGAGAAGCTACTGCGCAATATGAGCCATGTCGCTGGCATTCAGGCGGCTATTGCGATACTGAGAACGCACAGCGGCGCCGGCTCCGACTCGGCCACGGTCGATGCTTGGATGCAAAGCACCGCCGACGTCTCGGTGACGGGGTCCAGTCTTCGCGATAGGCATTACAAGCAATACGCACCCGGGACGATTCTCGATGTACCCAGCGGCACGGAATACGAGTTCCCCACAAGTGGCATAGACGCCAGCAGGCTGGTCGTCGTCATCCAGGCCGAGCTTCGGGCCGTGGCCTGCCGCCTCCAGATGCCCGAGTTCATGCTGACGGCCGACGCGAGCAATGCCAACTATTCCAGCACCATGGTAGCCGAGGGCCCGGCGGTCAAGAGCTTCGAGCGATGGCAGGCCGATATGATCGAAGACGACCTTGAGATATTCGACCGCGTATTGGACTTGGCTGTGGATTCGGGTATGATTACCCAGGGTCAGCGGGATCAGGTGGATATCGACGTGACGCCGCCTACCGTGCAGACGCGGGACCGGGTTCAGGAAACGCAGGCCGACCAGATCCTCGTCTTAGGCAAGGCGATGAGCATCGAGACATGGCAATTGAGAAATGAGCTGGACCCGGAGCACGAGACGGAGCTGATCGACGCACAGACAGAGAAGAACATGGCGAACATGGAACCGTTTGGAACTATGACGCCATTGGTGCAGGGGGGCGATTCGCAACAATCAAGCGGGCAAGATTCGGAGGATGACGATGGCGATGAGAGCGATTGATTATTCGGCGTTGTGCAATCTGATTGGAACGCTGGAGGGCGTTCAGGATAGATGGGAGACGTCGAAGCTATATGCCGGTGGCAGTATGCGATCGGCGATTGCGACACTTCAGGCGTTTAAGGCAGGCCAGGTTGTAGACCCGGATGACGACATGCTTCACATGAAAACCAAACTGGACGTACGATGTACGAACGACGGCGCCAACAAGGTGTTCTCGGCTTTCGTTCCGGAGAAGGTCGGCGCTGGCGATGTCGTGTATTTCGAGCTGGCGTCGTCGCTATTTAAGGAGGGCGAAGAGAAGCCTACGAAGCTCCCAGACATTCCGCAGCCCCCTATGGATAATCGGTGCTATCCGAAGCCCGAGCCGGACGGCGAAGAGAAGCCGGCCGTAGGGGCTACGATGAAAGAGTTTCTTAGTGCCATCCTCACCGAGACAATGAAGGCCAAGCTGGCCACCATGGCCGACGACCTTCGGGCAGAGGCATGCGATCTCGGTAAGGAGAAGTTTAGGGCTGACTCGAAGCCCGAGCCGGACGGCGTGGAGATGACGGTCGAGTCTGTGAGCCACTACGGCGACGGCGACCCTGGCGACTTTTCGAGCGTGTCGTGTCACGGCCATGGATGGGCGGCACTGAAACAGGGCGACAAGGTCCGAGTAACCAAGGTGGAGGGCGATATTTGCAGGGCGTGCCTCGACAATAGGTGTTGCCCTGGACCGGAGAACGTCAATTGTATGAATGAGTTCAAGAAACAAAGGAAGGGCGACTAACACGACGTTGGGGCTATGGGGCAAAGCACAGCAACCAAAACGCTCAAAGAAGCGAACCGAAAGCACACCACGCAGCGAGACCGCCGCGTCCGGTCGTTCATGCACCGCATGACCCGCTGGGCGCGTTCTCTGGAGCGGGACCTGCTTGGCACCATCACCGCCAACCGAGGCGGTACGGACGCCGTGCGCAACGATACGGACGTCATTCTAGCGTCGGCCCTACCCGAGGCGTCCGTTCTCATGCGTCGCGGCCTGGCTGATCTGGCCATGTGGTCCTGGGACGATGAGGCGGCGAAGTTCGTCCGGGCCATCCCGATCCCGTTCTGGCTGCGACGCGTCATGCCGATCCATACGCTGCTCTCGACCGAGGGGCAGCCGGGCGATGACGGTGCCGCCCTTCTCGAATTCCAGCCCGACGCCAGCTTCGACATCGACGGCGCCTTCCGCAAGATCCTCGCCGGCGAACTGACCAAGGCCGAGACGCTCGACGTGATCCGCGAGCTGGAGTTCGGCTCCCCCACACCCGAGCAGCTCGACGCGATCTTGACCGACGCCGCCTGGCCCGATGGTCTCAATGCCATGGAGCGGATCGTCACGGTTCCCAGGCCCGAGATCGCCGGGCTTCGCAGCAAGATCCACGAATACCTCGCACTACCGGGCCCGGACCGAGCGTCGGCATTTACATCCCTCGCCAATGACATCGGCGATCTTGTCGGCAACGTCAATTTCAAGGCGGTGCGGATTGCACGCACCGAGGGGACGCGGGTTGCCGAGGACATGCTGCGGGAGTCGTGGAAAGAGGCAGATGAGTTCATTGAGGGGATTCAGGTGTTTACGGCGAACG